GGCGAAAGAGGTCATGTGGCCGCCCGTCCCCGCCTTCCTCGCCGTCGTCGAGGAGCCGGACCCGCGCCGCCCTGGCGTCACCGTCCGCCGCCAGGTCCCCGCCGTGCGCGGCCGCCAGGACCCGCTGGCAGCGCCGTCGGCCCCCTCGACCCTCCACAGCTGCGTCTACACCTCCACCGACGGGCGCACCCTGCACCCCGCCGACCAGGAGCTGGGCTCCCCGTCCCGCGTGCTCGACTGGGAGGAGGCAGCCATCGTCCCTCTCGCCCTCCTGGAGCAGCTGCGCCGCACCGTCGTCGGTGACGGGCGGGTGCCGGTGGCGGACGTGATGCGCGCCTGCCGCGACCTGCTGACCGAGGCCGACGCGCTGCGAGCGCCGTCGGTCACGGACGGCACCCCCGCAGGCCCGGCGCTGTAAGCCTCTCTGAGCGCCTAAAAGGCCTCCACCCTACCCACGGTAGCGGCGGGGGCCTTTTAGGCCGTCTACGGGCCTTACACGGCCTCTGAGCGGCGTCTGAGGCCTCGGGAGGCGGCCCGCATGCGCCCTAACGCGCCTGAGGGCCCCGTAGAGGCCCGCAGGTGGCGACTCTTCACGGCCTAGACTGCGGCGGCGGTCACATCAGGTCATCGCCGAGGTACCGGCGCTCCCAGAAGACCCCCTCCAGCTCCTGGCGGCGCATGGCGCAGCGGAACATCTCGGCGACGTCCACGGTGATCGGCAGCTGGCTCAGGCGGGCAGCGGCGGCCTGCACCTCGATCAGGGGGGCGGTCCAGGGGTCCATCGAGTAGGCCCACTGGTCGGCCATTTCAATGGCCAGGGACGCCGCGTAGACGTCCTTGCCGCCTTCCGGCTGGTTGATTGTGTCCTGGATCACGTAGTCCTCCTGGAGGGTGGTGGGGCGGGTGCTGGTCGGCTGGGCTGTCTCGGTGTTGCTCACGGCTCCACTGTATGCACGCATACACCCCCGCAGCGGCTTGCTGCGGGGGTGTAGTTCGGTGACTCACGTCACTTATACTCGTGCTCCAGCCTCTCGATTGCCCGGTTGAGGTACTGGCGGGCCTTGCGCAGGTCCTCCAGGCGCTTCTCATCCCCGCCCTTGCGACCCTGCCGCAGCAGGTACTTGCCGCAGTTCCACAACATCGGGTCGGATGGGAAGGCCACGTCGAGCACGTCCCACGCCTCGACGTTGGCGGCGTCGCTCAGGCCGAGCTCGGAGAGGGCTTGCCCTAGCCAGGTGTAGTGGGAAGGCGAGTGAACGGCCTTAGCGGGGCCTACCTCCCTCTCCGCCTCCTCCTGCTCCTCCTCCGCCGGACCCGCCCCCGCTTCGGAGGACTCACGGCCCTCCCATACGGACAGAGAGTACCGGGGCGGATAGCCGCCCCCTCTCAACCCCCCCTCCCGGGCCCAGCTGTAGCCGGCCTCCAGCGCCTCGGGGACGTACAGAGTCACGTCTCCTAAGCCTTGAGGGTTCTGGGTAGGGTCATCGAGGTTCAGAGGCGGAACCGACGACGACCAGTAGAGCCTGCGCGGGCCGGACCGGTCCTCATCCAGCTGTCTCAAGTAGCTCTCCGGCAGAGTGAGGCGGACATACGGGGCCAGCCCATCACGCACGATCAGGGAGGCGTTGTCCCCCAGGTACAGAACCGCCTCCGGGGGGAGGCCTTCGGGGCACGTGGTCACGTCGATCTCGAAGACGCCGTGCTCCAGGAGGACTCGCTGCCCGACCATACATTCATCGGCTACGCGCTGAAGCACCGTCACCAGTTCCTCCTGAGTCCGTGGGGTGAAGTGAAATACCTCGGCACGCTTCATAACCGTCTCCTCCCCTCAGGCAGCCGCCGGCTGACGGCTCAGCCAGTTGGTCACGGCCTCCAAGGCGGAGGCGCCGAAGGCGGCGGGGATGCCGCCCTGCTCCGGCACGTGCACGGCCCAGACCGAGCCGGAGCGGCGGGCGATGGCGACCTGCTCGCCGTCGACCCACACGCGAACCTGTGAGGACTCGTGGATGGTCTCGGCGTCGAGGGGCTGGAGGCGGGCGGTGGGGTGCTGCCAGATGCGGGTCCAAGCGGACCGGCCAGTCTTGGTGTCGATGTTGCTCATGGCATTTCCTTTCGGGTGGAGTTGCGGGCTTGCCCCGAGCGTATGCCGTCATACGTCCCAGGGCAAGCCCGCAGCGGTCAGATAAGTGTGAGAGGCGTCTCAGAGCCTGCGGAGTCGTTGAACCGGTCCTTCGGCTGGCGGCGCTTCCACTGCCCTAGGACGCGGTCGACGGTCTGCCGGGTCAGGCCGGACACCTCGCTCAGGGTGCTCTTCGAGACGCCCTGGGAATAGGCCTGAAGCACGTGCTCCTGGAGCGCGGCGCGGGCGAGCTTGGCCTGCCGACGGGCTCGGCGGTCCTGGCGAGCGGCCTCCTCCAGCGGGGAGTCGGCCGCCGGATCCAAGTCACCCGTAGCCTCATCCACCTCAGACCGACTCAGGCTCCCCTCCAGAGCCGCGATGCGCTCTTGAGCCTCCTCCAACGCGCCCGACTGTTGCACGCACAGGGCGAGCAGGGTGCGCAGGTCCTTCACGAGGGCGCGCTCGGCGTCGATCCCGTAGGACTTGCGGAAGCCCTCTCCGGCTTCCCAGGCGGTGATTTGCTTGGGCAGGTCTACTAGGTCATTTACAGATGCCATAGGTCTCTCCTATCAGTTGATACATGCAGGCCAGGTCTACTGGTTGACGTAGCGAGTAGCCCAGGCAAGGGCGAGGGCAGCCACCTGGATCACCTCGGACTCCAGGTCCGAGCCGTGGCCGGTCTCAGCGTCGTTGTCATAGGTGAGGCAGGCCGCGACCTCGCCGATCTCCTCGACGAGGGCGAACAGGCGGGTGGCGTCGGTGTGGCCATCGCACTCCAGAGTCATGTCCGGGTGCTTCTCGGCTGCACGGGCGTACTCGGCCAGGCTGAGTTCAAGAACGTCCCTGCCTGGGAGGAGGAAGCGGGCGGCGTCGGCAACTCCTGCCAGGTCACCGATGCGGGGCCCGCCGGGCAGGGTGACGAGCCTGGAGGCGTAGAGCATCATCGCCGATATGGCCTCGGCCGGGGTGTAGGTAAGTCCGGGCAGGTCGGCTCGACCGACTCTCCAGATCAGGGTCATCTTGTCCTGCACAGCCTCAAGGCTGGGGGGTGGGGTACTGGTACCCATAGGGGCTCCTAACGTAGCTCGGGTGGACGTATGCAATCATACGTCCACCCGATCCCAGGAGCAAGCCCTCAAATGCCTCGAAGGGGGCCGGAAAGTGAGATTCCGCCCACACCCCGCACGCCCGCGAGGCTGGCCGACACCCCCCGCCGAATCGTCCCTCTAGGCACGAAGAGGGACGCCTGCCCGGCGTCGCGTAGGCCGAGAAGTCCCATGCTGAGCGCATCCACCTGGTCGTCGTGGGCACCTGAGGGGAAGGCCCTCATCTCGGAGATGAGCTCGTTCACCCACCCATTGCCAGGATCCTGCGGGTGGGGGAGGTAGACGTTGCCGGACTCGATCTCCGGCGTGACGGCCCGGGCGCGGACCTCCTTGGACGAGCGAGGCTTAATCGGCTTGATGCCGGCGACCTTCTTGCGTAGGACGTCGATGGCCGCGACACCGTTGGCCGCGTCCTCGACTAGGCGCTGATGCACGAAGGAGCCGCCGGGGCTGGCATTGTCGTCCAGGTCGCCAGCATTGCACCAGCGCAACATCTTCTCCAGGGTCTGAGTGAAGGACCACTGCCCGCGCTGCTGGGCGATCAGGAACCGGTCCGGACCCTGCCGGCACCAACGCTGACCGACGGCGTAGTCGGACGTTGAGGTGCCTTTGAACGTCAGATCCCACGAGTCCAGCCACTGCCCCCGCTCCAGACGCTCGCGAGGTAGGAGAATGACTGAGTCGTCGCCCTCCCGGACCTTGGAGGGGTCCGTCGTCCAGAAGCGCAGCCAGCCGAGGTTGAAGATCGATCCGTCGGCCGGCGTCGGGTGCTGCTGGTAGAGAGCCTCCCACATGTAGGACCCGACCGACCGCTTGAGCGAGGCCCAGCGCTCCAGCGCCTCCTCACGGGTCTCCTCCACGAGGGGGCTATAGAGCGGGTCGCCCGGCTCACGGCCCAGCGGGTCACCCTCCTCGGCGATGGCGGGGAAGATGACGTTCTCCCACTTGGAGGCATCGGGATTCTTCGAGGGGTCGAGCAGGCGGCCGATGAAGTCGTCCTCGTGCCAGCGGGTGGCGATGGCGATGCACAGGAACGGCGGCTCCAGACGCGTGACGGCGTTGGCCTGCCACCAGTCCCAGATGGCCTCACGCTTGGACTCGCTGTGAGCGTCGGCGAAGTCCTTCACCACGTCGTCCATGAGCATGACCTTGAAGCCCAAACCAGTGATCGACTGACCTGGCGCCGATCGGGAGACGATGCCGCCGCCCCGCGTCGTCTGCCACTCGCTCACGGCGCCCGCGTCGCTGGCGATCTTAATGCCCCAGCGCTCGCCGTCCTCCTCGACGAAGCGGCGGACCTGACGGCCCCAAGCCGTCGCGAGCTGCGGCGAGTGGGAGATGAGGCCGATCTTCCAGTCCGGGTGCTGACGCAGCAGCCAAATAGGCAGGTTGATCGAGGTCAGCGTGGACTTACCCATACGGGGCGGCATGGAGATCGTCATGTAGCGATTCTCACCGGCCTCGACGGCGCGCACGGACTCGGTCAGCCGGTCGGACAGGTAGGAGATGTGGGGGCGGCCGGCGTACGCCTCGTCGAGCTGCTGAGCGCTCTCCAGCGGGCTGCCGGCTTGGAGGTACGTCGGGTCGTGCGGATAGGGGCAACCCTGGTGAGGCTTGCCGTCGCACGAGGGGCGGTCGCATTTTGGCTGCTTCTCCAGCCACGCCTGGCGCTTGACGAGGGCGTCAAGCTCCTCCTCCAGCTGCTCGGGGGTCATCTCCCACGGCTCCAGCTGTTTCTTTGCGCGGGGCATCGTATCTCCAATCGACGCTATCGGATGGTCTGAGACACAGAATACCCGCCACCCCATGCCGAAGGTGGCGGGTATTCTGCCCCAAATGTCCCGAGTCAGATACTACTCCTCAGGCTCAACGACGGCGACCTCTGCGGGGCCTACGTCGATGAGACCCTGCTCACGCTTGCGCCTCTCAACCTCCGCAACCAGCTGCTCGATGCGGGACGTGGTGGCCGAGGCGGTCATCTCGGCCACGTTGGAGGAGATCTCGACCTGGACCTTGGCGGCGTCCGCCCCGGCCCCGGCGGCCTCACGCTCGATGCGGGCGGCAACGTCCATCATCTGGACGATGCCGTTGGCACTCATACGTGAGATCTTGTCCTCGGTCAGGCTGTCGAGCCAGAGCTCCGCCTTCTCCAAGGCCTTGCGGCCAAGCGCCCGGTGACGCTCGCCCATGGCGATGCGGTAGCGGACGAGCTCGCCCGCCTCGTTGTCGGCCATGTGCTTGTCCCAGGCCTCGACGCGCTCGCGCCAGGACCACCGGGCCGAGTAGGAGTTCCCGTTGGGGGCGTCTCGGACGCGGCGCTTCTCCATGTCCCGATAGACCTTGAACGACTTGTAGGCAGCCTCGGTCTCCCCCGACTGGCGTTTCCAGATGGGGCGGGTGTAGTCCAGCGGGGCGGGCCTGCGCGGCGCCGGAGGCTTCGCCGTCGTCACAGCCCCTCCAGGATCGAGCGCCAGCCCGGGGCCGGGGCGAGGGCCTGATTCACCAGACCCCGAGCGAGGTCCTGGGAGAAGCTGGTGGCGAATTCGTCGCTCCACCCCTGCTCCAGGATCATGCGCGAGCGGATGTCCGCGCAGGCTCCCGTGATCGTGAGGATCCCCTCCGAGGCATCCATCATCTGGGACACTGCTGAGATGGCGTCGAAGCCTCCCGTGCCCTCTGGGTCCGGAATATCGGCTGTCTCAGCATGCACCGGCCCTCTCCTCCCTCTTCTCTCGCGATATGCGCTGGTCAATCATGATTCTGTAGATCCGGGCCACGGTCTTGGCGTGCCAGCACTGAGCTATTCGGCGGCGCTTTCCGTGGGGGCACGTGCAGGAGAAGGCTGGGGCCCCGTAGTCCGACACGAGGGTGACGAAGACCCATTTCCGAGCCTCAGGGTCTCCCGACTTCATCCCGCTGTATGAGCGGACCCGCCAGACGCGGGAGTTCCCCTCCTGCTGAGTGGCCTCTCCTCGAAGCCACACGGAGCGTGCCTTGTCCAGCTGGGCCGGGGACATCGGCTCCAGCTCCAGCTGTCGAGCGAGCTCGAAGTCTGACTCAGTCAGCCGGGCCCTCGCCACCGTCCTCACCTCCAGTCCTGGGGTAAAGGCTCGCCAACGTTGACCCGGTCAGCGCCTCTCGGACGGCCCAGACCGCCTCATCGGCGTCCAGGACCGTGCAGGCCGCCCCACCGGCGGCGCGGATGCGCTTGATCTGGCGGACCTGCTCGACCGAGGTGCGCCCGTAGGCATGAGCCTCGCTCTCGCCCGGCTTGAGGTGCTTGACCTCCAGGAAGATCAGACGACCTTCGACGCAGCACAGCACGTCGGGGATGCCGGCCTCCATGTAGACCGAGCCGTGCATCTTCCAGGTGACCGAGGCCGGCCACTCGACGGCGATGCGCCGACGGATGGCGTCCACGACGCCGCTCTCTTTGCTGGCCACAGCCCCTCCTTTCTATAGGACCGCCCGCCCCGAGGCAGTAGGGCGGGCGGTCGCTGGTCAGTTGTCAGACCTCACAGGTCCAGGTCGTCGATGTCGATGGCGTCCACGTCGAAGTCGGTGTCGTCGGCCGTGTCAGTGGAAGCGGGCTCCGCAGCCCCGGCCGGCTCATCGTCCTCTGGAAGCTCGGGCTCGGCGGCCTTGGCCGGCTTGGTCGCGCGCAGGTACTCGCGCACCTCACTCTTGACGCGGCCGTTGTAAGGCTCGCCGTCCTCGACGAGGATGTCGACCTGGCGGTCGATCAGGCTCTTTGGGTTGAGCGCGAGCTTCTTCTTGGCGATCTTGACGCCGAGGGCCTGGAGGAACGCGGCGCTGCGGAACATCGCCCTCTCCGTCTGCGGGAGGCGGTCGATGATCTGCTTGCCAGTGTAGGGGCCGTCGACGATCTCCAGGTAGACCTCGAACATGACGTTGCCGGCCTTGGACTCGGTCGCGTTGAAGTCGGTGACTCGTGCGCGGTAGGTGCCCGGCTCAACGCGGGCCGAGCCGGTGTCGCGGTAGTTGGTGAAGTCGAAGGTGAAAGCCATTGCGGTCTCCTATGGTTGGGTTGGGTTGGGTTGGGTTGGATCAGTTGTCGGACTCGGCCTTGGCCGACTTGCTAGAGGCGGGGGCCGGCTTGCGCTCCGGCACGCCTCCGATACCGAGGAAGCGGGACAGCTTCTCCAGCGTGACTGGCTTGTCCCGGCCCATGACGGTGGGGACCTTACCGCGCAGGTTGTAGGGGATACGGGCCTTGGTCCCGTACTCGGGGTCGGTTCCGAAGCGGACGATGTGCTTGATAACCGGGCCGTCGTCGTGGCCTGAAGAGTCGAGGTCCTCCTCGGTCTCGGCGTACACGATGTAGTTGGGGGTGGCGCGTATGATCGACTGAGCTCCCCGCTGAACGTCCGGCGAGCGGCGGACTCCTCCGTTGATCTCGTCCTCGACCATCTTGACCTGAGCGGTCATGACGACGTGCATCGGCTCCGAGCGGTTTCCGTCCGCGAGGCCGTACCAGAAGACGGCCGTGTCGGTCATGACGTCAAGGGCCTGACCCCACGTGCGCTGATCGGCCGGAGCAGTGCCCTGCCGGATCTCACGGACCGCGGTCTCCGACGCTCCGGTGAGGTAGCGCATGGTCATCTTCTGAAGGGCCGTGAGAGAGTCGAGGACGACGGCCTTGTAGCCATGGCCGCCCTTGTCGAGGGCCCAGAAGACATCGTCCAGCTCGGTGACCGACTCAGGTCGGACCACATCGATGTTGCTGGCGTAGGGGGCGTTCTTGAAGGACTGAGTGCCCTTCTCCCCGGGCAGGTCGATGAACAGGGTCTTACCCATCGTGGCGATCGTTGAGGCAAGGCTCGACTTGCCTCCGCCGGTTGGTCCGAGGATCAGCCACCGGCCGTAGTCGGCGGCCTCCTCGTTGACGTCAACTATGTTGACTCCCGCGAAACTTGACACTGGATTCCTTTCACTGGTGGAGTGATGTCTTAACTCTAAACGTATGACGCCGGGCAGTGCAAGCCCACCCCTCACCTGTTGCTGTGATCTGAGTCTCGGTACCTGAGGCCGTACTCCTCGGGCGCGTACTCTCCGCCAGGGCCTCCGACCATCTGAGCGCGGCACAGATTCGCGAACTCGCAGAACTGGCAGGCCGCCTTTCCGAAGTTGCGGGAGGCCTCCCCACGGGCAGCGGCCCGCTTGCGAGTGAGGGAGATGTCGCTGCACGTGTCCGCAGCGGCCTGGAGGTGGGAGCGGACGAGGTGGGGGCTCACCGGAGTCAGGTGCCTGGAGAACCACTGCGAGACGACCTGAGGCGAGCCCAGGCGCTCGATCTCAGCCTCCTCGGCCGTGTAGACGCCGGCGGCGGAGCCGTCCTTCTTCATGCCCTCGTACGGGATTCCGTCGTCTCCGACCCACTCCAGGTAGGTGGTCAGGTCGTAGTCCTTGACCGAGGAGGACAGCTTGCCGGCCTTGGTGAGCTTGGGCGTCTTAGGCGCCTTGGACCTCACACGGTCGAAGGCGACGGCCCGGGGGCGCGGCACGCCCCACTCGTCGCACGTGGGGCCTAGACCCCACGTGTAGAGCTGGACCTGGCTGTCCATCATCTCGTCCATGGAGGTCACCTGACCGAGGGTGCCCGACGTCTTGCAGTCCCGCACCACGACGATGCCGCGCTTACGGTCCTGGTAGACCTCGTCTGCGTAGCCCCACAGGACGACGCCAGTGCCGGGGACAGAGCGCTCCCACCGCTGCTCGACGGCGAGGACCGCCTCATTCTCGGAGTCCTGAGCCCACCTCTCGCGCCACTCGACGTAGGCGTGCTCCAGGCGATCTGGGAGAGCCTGCCCGAGCCAGTCGAGCCAAGCCTCTCTGGCAGTCTCACCCAGGCGCTCCCAGTAGTCGACGGCGGCCTCCAGAACGTCGGCCGGCGAGGAGTTCTGGGGGAAGCTCGGCCCTGTGTCGGTGGTGTGGATCTCGTCTGGCACCGCCTTCAGCGTGCCCTCGGCGCGCCCCTTGGCGATGCGGTCCAGGGCGCGGGCCGCGTGGAACCATGAGCCGAAGTCGAGTGCGGGGGTGATCTCCGACCGCCGGCGGCGAAGGCCGTCGATGTAGCGGTACTTCCACGCCTGCGGGCACCTGCGGTGCAGGGTGAGTGAGGAGTAGGTGGCCCTCTCCTCGTCGATGACGTCCTGAGGCTGGGTACTCATAGTCATCACCTCTCGTTGTAGATGTGATTCATAAGGGACTTCTCCAGGTCCGTGCGGTCCTGGTAAGCCTGGAACACTACGTCGTCCACGGTGTCAGGTGCAAGCGCGTACCAGAACGTGGTGGAGCGCTTCTGACCGAGGCGGTTGAGCCGGTCCCGGGCCTGTACGATGTCGTCGCGCTGCCACGGCAGCGAGGCGAAGACGGCGTGCGAGGCGGTCACGAGCTCGTTCACCGCGACCGACAGAGTCTTGATCTGAGCCACGATGACGAGGCGGGCTGGGTCGTCGGACCCGAAGCGCTGCCTGATCGCGAGGCGATCTTCGGGCTTCGTGGAGCCATCGATCCTCAGGACCGTGGTCCGCTTGTCGGTGATCTCCTCTTCGAGGGCCTGAAGCTCTCGGGTGAAGGTCCCGAAGACGACCACCCTCTTCTCGTCCTCCAACGTGTCGTGGATGAGCGAGGCGATGGTCTTCGCCTTGGACCGGCCGATCTCTCGGACCTGACCCTCGTCGTCGGGCAGGTGCCCTGCGGTGATCTGGCGGAGGCGGATCAGGCGAGACAGCCGGTTCATGGCCGTGGCCTCGCCGGCGGCTGACGCGTCGTCCTCCTCACGGAACTCGACCTGAAGCTTGGTCCGCATGTCCTCGTACGCCTTGGACTCCTTGGCCGACAGTGTGACCGGGAGGACCGTGTCGACGGCGTCGGGCAGGTCAAGGCACTCGCTCTTGATGGCGACGGCGGAGCGCTCCGCCATGATCTCCTCCAGACGGTCGAGGTTCTTGAAGCCTACGACCTCGTGCCCCATGTACCCGCCCATCTGGGCGTAGTCCTCCTTGAAGTGGGCGAAGGTGGCCGTCCGACGAGTGCCATCAGGCTGGACCCTGCCGAACGCCTTCGGGTCGATGAACCGCCACTGGGCGTAGACGTCGAGAGGGCTGTGCGGGATGACCGTACCTGTCAGGCCGATGCGGCGCTCAACGCGGTTACCGATGCGGCCAGCCAGGCGTGAGGCGTTGGACGAGATGGACTTGATCTTGTGCATCTCATCAATCACGACGAGGTCCGGGTCAAAGTCGGTGACCGCGCCCAGCACGACGTCGGCCATCGTCTTGGAGCCGACCTGCCGGCGCTGGGAGAGTGTGTCCAGGTTGATCGCCTCGATCACGAGGCGCGGCGTGACGTCCCCGAGGATGTCCGGCCCTCCGGCGACGGCCTCCTCACGGAGCAGGTCGACGCCGTCACGGCGAGCAGCCAGCGCCCAGGCGCGGTTGGCGTGCACGCCTCGCGGGGAGGCGCTGGCCCCTCGGCCGGGGCCTCCGGTAACGCGCGTCACCTTCGCCCCGCCGCGCGAGCGGAGAGCCTCGACGCGCTGCATGACCGATCCGCCCAGGGCCTCAGCCCAGACGTTCACCAGGGGACTGACCCACTTCGGCGCCTGGAGCGCCCACTGGTCGACGGCGGCGAGAGGTCCGATCACGAGGACGCGAGCCTCCCGACGTGGGCTGGCCAGAGCCAGCAGCGAGCAGTAGTCGAGGGTGACGGCAGTCTTGCCAGTCCCCGGCTCCATGAGGAGCGCCCCCACCCCACGGCACTCGATGAGCTTGGCCAGGCCCCGCTTCTGATGGGCGAAGCGGGGCGGGCCGCCGAACTCAAACCGAGGCATCCTCATCCTCCATGCGGGCCAGCAGGTCGCCCACGTCCACAGGCCGCCAGTCCAGAATCAGGTCCCGGTCCGGGGAGAGGAGCCACGACGAGCTGACTCCAGGCTGGGACTCCGGATCGGCGGGGACGTAGTAGGAGTCCCCCTCCGAGTCGAACCGGAGGATGAAGATGCCGTGGACTACCTCGTCAGGATCACTCCCGACTCCGCGACGGATGGCCTCTTTGACGTAGATGAGGCCGTAGTCCGGCCACAAAACGTCCAGCAGCGTGCCTTCACAGAACTGGAGCCCGGACCCTTCCTGGGCGTAGATAACCAGGGCATCGGGAGGCCCTGCTAGCGTGGACGTCGGAGGGTCCGGAGGATACGTCGGGCCTGCAATCTCCAGGCCGATACCTTCAGGGCTATCCGGCCCTGCGGCTCGCCACCAGATGGAGTTGTGCAGGACGTAGCCTTCGCCGGAGCCCACTTCCTCCAGGCGCTCGATCTGGATTCGCTCTCCGAGAGCCTGGAGCCGGTCATAGTCATCCACGTAGGGGTCGGGGGCGTTTGTCATGAGGTCTCCTTGAAGTGCTGGGCCGCGGCCTTCTCAGCCTCGGCGAGGATGTGGGCGGGGCGTCGATTCTCGGGGATCTTCAGAAGGTCCCCGCGCAGCTCGTGGATCGCGGTCAGATACCGGACGTACTCACCCACCAGATCCTTGCGGGTGATGTCGTGTCCGAGGCGGTGAGTGGGGATGAAGTCGATAGGCTTCTTGCCCCTGACAGCGGCGATGTCCGCATCCCGGACGTCTCCCCCGCTAGCTTCGATGCGACGACGGATCTCCTCGGCGCTCACGATGCCATTACGCACGGGCCTTCCTTTCGCTGTAGGTGTAGATGACGTAGGCGGCGGTGGCCGCGATGACGATCACAGGGCGTCCTCCTCATCGATGCTGACGAACTTGCCCTCCCGGACCGAGAAGGTCGGGACCTGACGCTCCACTCGGCCGGCGCTCACCGACTTCGCGACGGACAGCCCCGCCCTTAGGAACTCGAAGCCGACCCAGGCGCCCCACACAGCAGTGAGGGCCCCGTCGACCCCGGCCACGGCCTTCATCGTGACGACACCGACGGTGATGCCGATGGTCCAGACTGAGTGGGACAGTGCTCGATTGGCGTAGTAGGCGGTCATTGTTGAAGTGCGGTACCTCACCGGTCCTCACCCTCTCCGGTCTCCTCCTGGGCGATGATCTCAGCCGCCCACGCGAGGGCGTAGGCGCCGAGGTCGACCAAGGCCTCCCGCAGCAGGCCCTTGTGTGCGATCCGTCCGGCGACCAGTCCCGCGGACTGGGCCATGTGGATAATGCTCGGATCCTCCAAGGATCCTGCCCCGAGGAGGTCTGCTGCGCAGCTCCGGATATCTGCCAAGGCGTCCCGGTCGGGGGTCGCCAGGTCGGCCCACGTGTAGGCGAGGCGCACGACCCAGGCTAGCCGGTACCGGGTGTCGGTGCCCGTGTGGACGTTGTCCAAAGCGTTCAGCAGCAGTGCGACCCGGTCATCGGTCGTGAAGGCATCCATGACTCCCCGCGCGCCAATGCTCTCGACGTCCGTGACGGCCTGGTCGAGGGCGGTGGGCTTGTCGGCAGGCAGGTGGGAGAGGACTTCCTGGAGGGGCGGCTCCAGGGACTTGATTACGTCGACTCCCCGGAACTCGTCCTGTAGGCGCTTGAGCGCGGCGGTGGGGACGGCCGTAACCTCCTCCCACTCTGAGATGCTGTCACCGTCGTGGTTGTTCACGCAGAGAAGGTTCGCGATGGCGAAGTTCCCCCCTTCTGTTCTTGTGGCTATCTTATTGGCGATAGGTTTCCCATTTATCTCGCCACGGATGATGCGGATGAGGGGCTTGTCGGGCCAATTGCTGCTCATGATTACTCCTGAGTGGTGGTGGTGGTGGTGGTGGTGGTGGTGGTGACGGTCAGAGCAGCGGGTCCCCGCCACCGCAGTCGCAGTAGTCCTCGACTCGCTCGCATGAGGGGCAGTAGCGCTCCCCCGTCCGAGGGTCCTCCAGGACTCCCGTCATCGCGTACTCGGCGTAGGCCCGCTTCAGACCGCCCTCGTCCAGGACGTAGTCGGCGTAGTAGGCCTCGCGCTGGCGCTTTGCCTCTCGGCGTGCCCTCCTGCGGGGAGTTCCTGCCATTTCCTTATCCTTTCGGGTGAATGTCTTAGCTGATGGCTTCAGTCTAGGTGGGTGTATGACGGCATGCAATAGGGCGCAGAAAACTACCCCAGTGACGTGAGTCACTGAGGTAGTTTGAGTAGGCGTAGGGCCGATTAGAGGCCTATGTAGACAGCCTTGAGAGCCATCACCTCAGCCCTCCGACCGTCGAGCTGGACCTCGATGTTGATTTGGCGCGTCTGCCATCCTCTACGGCGGAGCATGTTGATCGCGTCGAGGGAGTCCGAGAATCGACGTAGACCGAAGGACGCCACGATGACCTGTGAGACGTCATCCTGCCTCAGCAACGTCTCAACGGCCTTCCACGACTCCAGGTTCCTCACCCGGTAGTCAGGTCCGAAGAGGGGGCAGTCCTCGCCGCCGAGCTCGGCGGCTCGCTCGTAGGCCTCCTCTGGCGTGAGAAGGGGAAGCTTTGAGTAGTCTCTCACCGATAGGTCCTTTCAATTAGTCATCAGCAACTGCGACGAGGGTGTAGGAGGCTCCCCTGCGGGAGCCGGTCTTGGCGATCCAGCCCTTGCGGACGAGGCGGTCGAGGGCGGCCTTGGCGCTCTTGCGCGGCAGGTCGTCTCCGAGGATGAGGTAGATGTCCTCGGCCTTGGCCTCACGCCCCACCTCGCCGCCGTAGACAGCCAGCACCGCCTCCTCCTCGTCCTGGTGGAGGGCCATACGCTCCATGGTTGCCGTCATCTCGGTCAGGTCGATCTCGACGCGCTCCTCAACGTCGTTCACGTCCTCACCATCGGCGTTGAGGTGCCCGCCTCCACCGGTAGGCGTGCGTCGCGGTGGGGTGATGACGAGAGACGAGCGGCCCTCAGTCCGGCTGTCGAGCGTGACCACACCGGCCACCTGAGCCTTGCCGCGGCCGCCTGTACGCTGCGAGTGCGCACGGACCTGGCCCGGGCGGTCCTTGAGGACGACGAGCTCCATCTCGCCGACGGCGCCTGGCATGGGTTGCTTGATCGGCCACACCTGAAGCAGGGTGCCCTGCACCATGGCGACCTTGTGCTGGGAGCCGATGGGCATGGAGCCCTTCTCAGCGCTCTTGGCCTGGTGGTCGATGATGATGACGGTGGAGCGGCCGTTGCGCGTGAGGCGCTTAAGCCACGACGTGATGACGTCCGTCGACACGGCATCATTAGCATCCAGCCCGTGCAGGCCGTACAGGGCGGTCATACCGTCGGCCACGATGATGTCCGGGTCGAGGGTCTTCAAGGCCATATCGAACTGGTCCTGAGCGAACTCGCCCGATCGGGTGGGGTTGTCCTTCCCCCACCGATTGCGCTGCATGTCCGCCAGCGGCCCCTCGGGGCGTATGTAGGAGAACTGGGCTCGAAGGTCGTCGTCCGCCGCGCCGAGGAGACGCAGGCGGTTGAGGGTCTGGACCGGCTCGTCCTCGAAGTCGAGGTAGAGCGCCCGTCCTCCGGTCTCGATCTCCTGGAGGCAGATCGCCATGGCGAGCCACGACTTGGCCGACTCTGAGGACCCGAAAAGCATGTTCACGCGGCCCCGGTACATCAGTGACCGGCCATCGTTCCGACGGCAGACCTCGGGGTCCGGCACCTGGACCTTGCCTGAGAGGTAGGGCTCCAGGTCGACCGGGCTCCAGGTGGAGACCCGAGCCTCCAGAGGATCGAGGGGGTCATGATCCTCGTCGCCGGCCTCCAGCTCGTCTGAGCCCGGGCCGTCGCCATCAGAGTCCGAGGCGCTGTCCTGGCCCTCCTTGTCCAGCCGCCCGAGTGACCGAGCGCCCTCGGCGGAGAACTCAGACTCGGCCGTCGGCGAGAGCTCGATCTGCATGCCGTCCCACTTCTTCGCCCACTCGGGCCGGTCGCCGGCGATGTCCGGCTCAAAGCCGGCCGCGGCCTCCGCATCGCGCACAAGACGTTCCACGATCTGCACGCTCTCCTCGCCGATGTACTCGGCCAGGCGGGTGAAGCCGACGGCCTGACCGCCCTCCCGCAGGCGGCGGGCAGTGGAGGCGATGGCCTCCGCCTCACGCTTGGCCGGCCCCTCCTCGTCGTGCGTGGCGATGGCGAGGGTGCGAATGACCAGAGCGGCGTTGCGCTCCCAGAAAGGATGGACCGTCTGCGAGTCCCCGTAGCGCAGCAGACCGCCGGCGAGGGCGACATAGGCATCGTGCCGACCGCCCTTCTTGGGCCACGCCTCCAGCAGGACGGCGCACAGCCCGAGGAGGATGACCTGAGCCAGGAGCTCGTTGCCGTCAATGACGGTCGGCCCGGCCTCCCCTCCCCAGGGCTCGCCCTCCCACGTGTAGGTCTCACCCGTGTCCGGGTGGATCGACGGGGGGATGACGGTCTGGGCCCCTGTGCCGCGGATCTCGACCGAGACGACGGTGCCGCCGTCCTGGGCCGGGATGCGCAGGCGGCGGGTGGGGGGCAGCGTTCCGTCGGCCACGCGGTACCAGTAGTGGGACGAGGGCGAGCCCTCGCGCCCGTGAATGGCGGAGGTAGGCGGCAGCAGTATCGCCTTGAGCCGCTGGACCGCGGGGTGGTCGAGGTCGACGTCCACGAGGTTGCCCGAGGGCTCCCCGAGGATGACGCCGAGGTTGGACGAGCCCTGGTCGATCTGCTCGGAGAAGGTTCGACGAACCAGCTCCTCGCCTTCCCCGGCGTCGTACTCGGGGTCCGGCCAGCGGATATCCGTCCAGCCGGTGATGTTGGGCGACTTCGAGTGGCGTGGCAGGGGGAGGGGTGTCAACCCCCTTCGGTAGGCGTCGCAGGCGGCCTCCAGGACCGCCTCACGGCGCTTCGATGGTGTGCTCATGGGATCTCTCGGATGGGTTGAGGGTTGCTAGATACCGCCTGTGCAGCGGTACGCCGAGACCCGGACTACCGGTTCGACGGGTTGTCCGGGTTGGCGAAGGTGGTTCGGTGAGGAGTCACCTTGATGCCCGACGGGTGCGGGGCGAGGTCGATCTCCCGGTTCCCGTAAGCCTCCAGAAGGCGGGCCACGATGATGGTGGGCCGAAGGCCCTGACGGCCTGCCCGACGGGACACCCGCTCCCACGTGCTCATCCGCATGTGGAGGACGACACGCTTGCGGGGTTCCTTAGGGTCCCCCGGCTTGCGTCCGAAGTCGACCGAGGTGGGCGCCTGGAGCGGCGTGAACTTCTGGTCGAGGTCGGGCCGGTCGTCCACGTAGGGAACGAGCTTCGACTTTGGAATTCTGGGCATCTCGTCTCCGATCTGGGTAGCGGGTGTATGCATGGCATACATTACCTGACCGGTGGCGGGACGGCGCGATAGGCGCGGCAGGCTGTGCATGTCCCTGCACGGGGGTGGAGTTCATCGGTCCGGCTGATCAGGCCGGCCGGCGGGTCACGGTTGTGGTCCGGGTGGACGGCGGGGGAGTTCTGGTCCCCGGCTGGGTGTGGGTCCCGACTTCGCGACGTCTGGACCGGATGACGGGACCGACGGTGCCGGTCCGGCTGTAGGGCTGAGGTGTACGGCCTCAGTCCGGGGCTTCTCAGCGGGCCTCACCAGCGTCCCGGGGTCGCGCTGTCACGTGACCGAAGGTCGAGGTGCGGGCCTTGTCCCGCATTCTTGGAGCCTCTTCCCTGCCTAACGGAGTACCCCCTCCACACCCCTACCAGCCCGACGTGCTGTCCTGCCGTCTGATGGCTCTCGAAGGTGCTTCAACCGGGCTCCTAGTCGTTGGTGTCGCCGTAAGACCTACAAGGGCCGACCCAATTACGAACCAGGTCCCCCAAGGGGCGTCTCCAGCTAGCTTCACGATCTTTCGAGGTGGTCGAGCTGCTCGACCTACGTCGCACGACCTTCGGTTACGTCATCGTCCGGAGTGTCGATTGCCCTGTGTGAGGGCTCCGCGGGGTCTGGAACCTCTCCTCGGCCTCCCCGTCGGGAGGCCGAGGCCGTAACCAGAGGCCCGCGTGCCTGGACCACATAAGGCGCGCGTCGTAGGTGCTACGCGTCCGTAGCTTCGCCGCCTTTCGGTTAGTACCGGGTCGCACTCCCTTAGCCTCGGTCCCCGTCGGGCTCGCTGCGCGGGCTACTAGCCGTTTCGCCCCTTCGGGCGGCTTGGTCTAAGTCTCCCACGACGGTCCCCGCGATGCAAATCGAGAGGGCGTTTCTTGCAGTGGTGTCGCTCACATTCGGCGCGGGCCGGCCGCTCCGGGACCGACGAGGACCGACGAGGACCGACGCGGTTAGGCCTCGCGGGTCCGCCGCCTGAGGCCGTAGGAGCGCCGTAGACGGCCTAACGGGGCGGTACCCGTCCGGAGGTGCCGCCGCGGCCTGAAAGTCGCTCAGAAGCGCTCGGACGGCTTCTGAGAGGGTTTCCAGCCTGTCCGAGAGGTGCCTGCGGGAGGTCGCGAGTGGTCGCGGTGCGGCTTCCGAGCCCGCAGCGCAGCGAGGAGCGAGCTAGACGCACCGACCACGAGCCTCACCTCCCCGACGAGGCCGAGCCAGTTCTGAGCCCAGGTTCCGAGCGCGGCGGAGCCCCTAGGCGGAGCCGCCGCGAGCAACCTGGGCGAACAACTGGCGACGGCCCGAGTCGTCCGACGGAGGAGGACTGGAACGCCTAGCCCCGCCGAACCGAGGCAGCCCGCGCAGCGAAGCGCAGCGGGCGTCGCCGAGCTTCGGCGGGACCCAAGCCGATCCGAGGGAGCGCAGCGACCGAGCTTCGGCGCAGGGTCGGCGACGGAAACGGCAGCGGAATATACACACATCCCACACACACGAGCGCCCCCCTTCGGGGGGCGCGAGTGTGTGTGGGCGCGCGATTAACAGATCCGGGCCGCGAAAAGCAATGGGTAGCGGCTGTGAATTGTGTCCCTCTTCTGCTCACAAAGTACGTCGACCGGCAGTCGGTAAATGGCCACTTTTGTCAGCCCTCGGGCTAAGTGGTACGGATGTACCAGAAAATGAGCCCTCTCTAAAAGCGACACGCCCGAGTGCGTTGCATGGGGGTGTATAACAGCATACACTTTGACATAAGTATGATGGCAATACGGTTGTACTGTATCCAGGAAACTCTCAGGATATGGGGACCTTTTGGCGAAACCTCGTCAGGCCGCCCTCGTTCAAAATTGCCACCTTCGGGCGTCGTTCCAGTCGAAAGTGGAGTTCTGGTACATCCGTACTACTTACCCTCTAAAGCTATGGTACGGTCAAATTTACGGGGCGGTGAGCCCGGTCACTGCACGCTAGGAGAGACAAGTTGTCTCGCTAGGTGGTCATGTTCTTTGTGAGCGACCTTTCGGCATTGTTGCGGGGAAAGGTCCCTGTTGATGTGTTTTCGAACATATGTACGTGGGTAGTTCACCATTGAACTAGATTGGGTGTTCTAGTACAGCTGTACCAGAAACTAGTGGCCCACTGCACGGATTTAACCGTAAAAAGGTATACCCCCGGGGGGTATACCCGTGACGCCGGGCACAAGAAAACCCCGCCGAAGCGGGGGCTCTTGGGGGGTGAGGTGCTGGCCGGGGGCCGGTCAGCGGCGTTCGAGCTCGGCGATGCGCCTGCGGGCGGCCTCGGTCTCGCGCTGACGGGCGGCCTCGAGCTCCATCTCACGGAGCTCGACGGACTGGCGCTTGGACGGTGCTCGGCGCTCGCCGGTCTTCGTGAGCGACGTCGGGAACGTCGGGTCCATCCGGCGGGCCCGCCTGAGCCACGAGTCGATGGTGTAGGGGCTGCGCTCCAGCTTCGCGGAGATCTGCTGGCGGGTCATGCCGGCGTCGACCATCTCGCGCAGGACCGATGGGTCCGGCCCCTTGTAGCGGTTGCCCCCGAAAGGGGCGGGCTTCTCGCGCTTGAGCAGGTCGGCCGCGATCTCGGTCAGCGTGCGGTGCGGGATCGAGTCGGGAAAGCGGACCCCCTCGTCGGGCTTGCACAGCAGCATCGTGATCTGGTAGCGGCCGGCGGGGTCCGGCTCCTCGGTGATCTGCACCAGGTACTCGATCTCGGACCAAGGGTCGCGGACGTGGGCGGCCGGCTGGCCGCCTAGGGTGGACAGCTTGGACTTGTAGTCGCGCAGGGCGTTTCTCATTGGGTTCTCCTATGGTTGTGATGGGTGTTGACTGTTAACGCGTGTGAAACGGCGGAAGAGCGGAGGTCAGACAACCGGCAGCGGGTCGTCCTCGTCGTGCAGGTCGTGCACGCCCCAGCGAGTGCCCGCGCTAGGGCCGGCCACGATCGGCACGTCCATCTGGCAGTCGAGGGGGCGCAGGAAGGTGTTGACGTCCTCCATGCGGCGCTTGCACTCGACCAGGATCTCCTGCCAGCGGTCCTCCGGAGCCTCGATACAGATCTCGTCGTGCACGGTGGCCACGACGTGAGCTCCCTCGACGCGGGGTAGGGGGTAGCCGGGCAGCGTGCCCATGATCGAGGCGGCGGCCATCTGCATCAGGTCCGAGCCGAAGCCCTGCACAGGGCTGTTGAGCGCGTTGCGCTCGGCGTGGGACGCCTTGAACGCGCTCTTCGAGTAGAGGTCAGACAACCACTGCGTGCGCCCGATCGGAGAGGTGACGTAGCCGCGCTCGTAGGCCCGGCGCTTGGCGCGCTCGTGCCACTGTCGCATGCCGTCCCACATCTCGAAGAACGCGGCGTGGACGGCCTGAGCCTCGTCGAGGGTCATGGCGACGTCGTAGGCGGTGGCGGCGTAGGTCTGGAAACCGCCTGGGCTCATGCCGTACAGCAGTCCGAAGTTGCCGGCCTTGGCCCTCTTACGCTCCAGGGGGGTCACGTCCTCCGGTGCCTTGTTCGCCATCTTCGCAGCGAGCAGGCGGTGCAGGTCGTCACCGCGCTGGAACGCCTCGATCATTGGGGCGGAGCGGGAGATGAACGCGGCCACGCGCAGCTCGACCTGGCTGTAGTCGAGGTCGAGCAGGACGTACCCGGGGCGGGGGATGAAAGCGGGCTTCAAGCGGGCCGAGCACTGCTGCATGTTAGGTGAGTCACAGCTGAGGCGGCCCGTCTTCACGCGGCCGACGTTGTAGGTGGCGTGAATCACGTTGTTAGGGTCGCGCAGGTCGAGCCACTGATTCAGGAACTCCAGCGTCTTGACAGCGTCGCGGTGGCGCAGCAACGCGTCGGCGGCGGGGCTGCCCTGACGCTGCTGGGCGATGAGGACCGCCTTGTTCCACTGGGCGTTGCCGGAGTCGGTGCGAGCAGTGACGCGCAGGTCGCCGGCCTCGATGGCCTGAGCCACGAAGCCCTGGAACCACTTCGACGTCGCGGCGGTGGTCACACCGTCCTTCGCGGGGGTCGGGGCGGGCTCGGTGCCGTACAGGCCGAGGATGTCCTGGCAGGCCTTCAGGCGCTGGGCGTCCATCTCCTTGATCTTGTCGTGCACCCAGTCGACGTCCAGGAGGAAGCCGCGCTGCTCGACCTTGGTGAGCGTCTTCACGGTGGGCATGGCCACGTAGGTGGCGACCTTCCCGAGCCGGGCCATCTGGATGTCATCGGAGTCGAAGGGCTCGTCCTCGCCAGTCAGGAACATCTGGTCACGGTGCTCCTGCTCGATCTTCCAGGTGTAGTAGGTGTCGCGCGCCGCGTACTCGCCTAGCTGGATCAGGTCGACTCGCTCGGCGGCGCCGGGGGTGCTCAGGTCGAAGTCGTCCCACTCCTCGATCCCGAAATCGCGCGCGGCGCGGATCTTCAGGCGGGTGCGGGCCTCGGTGTCGACCAGCTGGGAGGAGACGGTCGTGTCCCACTCGATGCTGTCGGACAGGTCCACGCCGGCTTGGGCGAAGACCCACCGCGCGTCGAACTTGATGTTCGCGTTCACGAACGGCCGGCCACTGCGTCGGATCTCGCGGCCGATGATCGCCATGACCTTCCGCCACGAGCCGAGCAGTGGGCTGGCCGGGTGCGAGAGGGGAACGAGGTAGGTCATGGGCTGCTCGCCGTCGAAGCTGCGCCAGTTGTAGGCGTCGGCGGCGGTGCGGTCGGCATTGGGAAGGGTCAGGGCGGCCAGGACGATGCGGGCGGGGTATCCGCCGTTGGTAGCGCCGTCGGCCTCGGCGTGCTCATCGAGGCCGGTCGTCTCCAGGTCCATGACGACCTCGGAGGCGCCGTGAATGGCCTGCATGAGGGCCTTAAGGTCGTCCTTATCCCACACCCAGGTGATCGGTCCGCAGGGCGTGTGGGAGCCCTGAGCGGCCGCTCTGGCCTCTTGTATGACCTTCGAGAGGTCCATGATGCTCATGCTGTCTCCTTACGGTTGGCGCTGCCGCGCCGTCGGTGGATGACCCAAGCATAAAGTTTGTCAGTTGATTCCGCAAGACCTGACAAGATTCTAGGTTTTGAGGCACGAGGAAGCCCCTACCCGCCCAGCCAAGCGAGTAGGGGCTTCGTCCCTCGTCAGGGTGAGATAGCTGCCTTAGATGTCCCGTGTGACAAAGGTTAGCAGATCGTTGAGGTTTCCGACCTGCGTCAGGCGTCCGACCTGAAGTGATCTGAAATACACCTCGGCGTCCCACAGATCGTAGTGGCCTCGAACGGTAGTGGACGGAGTCAGGGTGATGACGACGTTCTCACCGTTGTCGGCCACGACTCCCATACCGATGTTCCCGCCCTCCTCAACCGGCGTGATGTTGACGAATCGGAAGAACGGCTTGAGGGCGTTGCGCCAGGACTGCGCGGTGGTGCGGCGCTCGGTCAGCGGGTTGAAGCGGTCGGGGAAGGTGATGTGGTTGGTGGCGATGGATTTCATTGGATTATCCTGTAGGTCAGTTACTTCTGGAGCGGGATTGGATCAGGGAGGCGTCGTCGTTCAGGCTTACGTTGGCCCGAGATCCCTCGATCCCGGGATCGGGAAGATAGACCCGCGAGTTACCGTAGGCATTGACGTCTACCCAGTCCGAGGAGACGTAGACGCTCGCCTCCTCACTCACATCGACCGAGGCGCGGTCGTAGGCGTACACGGTGGCAGAGGTGTAGGCGTCCACAACGCTCCCCTCCTGAGCGTATACGACGGCCTCATCCGCGGCGTGGACGATCACCTTACCCTCACCGGATACCTCGACCGGGGAGGGCCCGTGCGCCTTCACGTATAGGTCAGCCAGGGAATCGTCGACGGCGATCGAGTGCCCGGCTTCTCCTCTCAGGTGGAAGGTCGAGTTGTAGAAGGTGAGGCGGTACCCCGCGCGCTCAGCCTCGGCCAAGGCTTTGGAAATGTCCTCAGTGGAGTTGATCGTGTACTCGTACTGGTTCTTCATGGTGATCTCCTTCGCGTCGTAGAGACTGAGTGGTCAGTGCTGGTTCAGGTAGAGGCTGTGTCCGCAGCACAGGCAGCGCTTGTGGAACATGGGGGCGGCGAGCCACAGGAACCCGGTGCACAGCACGAGGGTCCAGTGGATGAGGTTGAGGCTGACCAGCTGGAAGCCCTGCTCGCAATGCTTGCAGTCGCGGCAGGCCTTGCCGGAGATGATGAAGGTGGAAGTGCTCACGGCTCAACTGTAGGCTGTTAGTAGGGCTGGGGCAACACCTGACAACTGTTATCCGAGTGACGTATGACACGTAGATACCGAAATGGCCACTGGATTTGTGGAAAAGGGTGTGGACGGTTATAGACTTTACCCAGCAAAACACAGCTACCTCGCGATAGGAGATCCATGAGCCCGCTGGAAGAGGCGATTATCGCCAACGACGCCCTGCCTGAGCGGGAGCGAAAAACGAACCTCGACCTGGCCGACGAGTTCGATACGTCCGAGGCCACCGTCAGACGCCGCCGCCGAGCGCTGAAGCGGCGCAGCAGGGCGGACCTGACGCAGGACGAGTTCTTCGACCTGCCTGTAGGCGCGATTACGAAGCGCGGCAAGACCGTCCGCCTGGCCGACGGCTCCTACGAGAAGATCGAGTACCGTCCAGGCGCCGTCGAGATGGAGGAGGCCAAGCGCCTGTCCTGGGAGGACCTGGAGCCGGTCTTCGCCGAGCCCTACATCCCGCCGGCGCCGGCCTTGGCCGAGGCTCGTGAGGAGACTCCAATTGTCTGCTTGGCGGATTTTCAATGCGGGAAAGTGGCCAGCGGCGGAGGCACTGAGGACACCGTCCGCCTCGTCCGACGAGCCCTCGGAGACATCGCCCACCACCTGGCAGGCCCCCGCAGATGGAAGCGAATCATCGTGGCCGACGTGGGTGACTCGACTGAGGGCTTCTGGAACGTGGCCAGCCAGGCCCAGACCAATGACCTGAGCCTCACCGACCAGATCCGCACCGTGCAACGCCTCTACGCCGAGGCCGTCAAGCTCCTCGCCCCTCTGTGCGACTCCCTCGTCTACGTGGCCGTGCCGTCCAACCACTGCGCTGTGAGGACCGGCCCCGGCAAGAACTCTCGGGCCAACGCTCCCGATGACGACTTCGGCATCATGATCTCGAAGAACATCGAAGACATCGTCGCGGACCGGGAGGGCTTCGAGCACGTCACCTTCTTCCGCCCCGAGAAGTGGGAAGAGGCGGTCACCGTGCAGGCCTCCGACGGTACCCACATCGGCTTCACCCACGGCCACTTGGCGGGCTCGCAGAGTAAGGTGCCGGGGTGGTTCCGGGACCTCGCGTTCGGCCGCAGGAGTGGCCTCTACGACGCAAGAATCCTGGTCCACGGTCACTGGCATAACTTCGCCGTCCAGCAGGCCGGGGACGCCAGATGGATCATCTCATGCCCGTCAGCCGACCGGGGGAGCGACTGGTGGACGAACATCTCCGGCGACTCGACGAGGCCGGCCATCCTCACCTTTGAGGCTCGAAGCGGAAACGCCCAGAACTGGCGCCTCTGGTCATAAGAGACAAGTCACCCCCACATCTTTCCGATGTGGGGGTGATCTGTCACACGACCGACGTCGGCAGGACGTCTGCGACGCCCGACACCATGCAGCCAACCGCACCTCGGGCTAAGCCCTGATCATAGGCCGCCTTGTTCGGGCAGATGTGAGCCCACACAGGTTTACCCAATCCGACCACCTTCGCCCACTGCGCTGGCGTTGCGTCGTAGGGTAGGCCGACATAGTCCCAGCTGGGCGCCCATTTCGCTAGGCTCCCATCATCAGCGTGCTGGGAGTATGCGTACCCCCAGCACTTCCAGCCGGCGGCGCGCCACTGGTTAGCCAGCCACGTCGCGTCGCCGGCACCCTTCCAGATGACGTGATCCTTGGCGTTCGTCGGCAGTAGGAGAGCCAGCTCGGCCCACTGAGTGGCCGAGTACTTGGGATCCAGCACGGTGACGTGCGTGGAGCCGTAGGCGTCCAGGTAGTCCTCGATGCGTAGGATAGGCTCGCCGGCCGTCCGGTACTTCTTCACCTCAGCCCACGTCATCTGCGCGATGGGCGTCGATGGCGCACTCGGGTCGACGTGCTGGAGGTTCTGGTCGTGGGCCAGGACCCAGATGCCGTCCTTCGTCTTGTGCGTGGACACCTCAAGAGCTCCAGCGCCGCGGGCGACGGCGTTGGTGTAGGCGCGCATCGAGGCCTCTGGCCAAGACGCTGAGCCGCCCCGATGCGCGACCAGGAATCCCGACGTGGCCATCATCTCGGAGATTGATGCGTACCCCATAGGCATTGCCCGCATGCGGGCCGGAACCTCTCCGGCGGGCTCGTAGACGCTGACCGTCGCGGCCCCGAAACCTTGGACCCCCACCTCCGGCTCCGACGGCTTGGCCGGGGTGATCTTCGCCCACGCCCACCCCTGCGGCTGAGTGTGCTCGACGTGGCCGGTAGCGATCGTGGCCAGCATTGCCGACCAGGAGGAGTACCTCTTCCGCCCTCCAGCCACCATCGGCCCGGCGGGATTGCGCCACTCCGCCACTCGCTCGGACTGCGTAGCGTGCTGCTGCGAGAAGACCAGCGATGGGGTGGACAGGTCGCCGGGGTAGACGGAGCCCCAGTTGGTCAGCTCGACCGACTCCACGCCCTTGAGGACGACCAGGAGGGCGAGCTCGCGCGCCTGGCCGACCGTCGGGCCGGTGACCTGCACGTTCTGAGTCTGGGCCGGGTTGGACACCTTCAGCGATGCGATGTAGCCCGAGCGGCCGCTGAAGGTACGGGTACCTGGAGAAGTCCATCCCGACGGTGGGACGGCTGCTGTGTCGCCCCATTGGGAGGCGTAGGCGATGACCGCGATGTCCCCCACCTCGGATGTCGCCGACAGGTTAGCCACGCTGCCGGCAGTGCCTTCGGCGTGAGCCCACGATCGGACGTACTTCGCCTCAAGCTCGCCGGGTTGCACCGGCCCCTCACCGGGCTCGGCAGGGGTCTCGTAGACCTCGATCCTGTGGAAGATGACGTCCGGCTGGCCAGCCGGGATCTGAAACTGCGGGGTCCAGAGCGGTTGACTCTTGTCGGCCAGCTCGATCTGCACCTCTGTCTTGACGTTCGTGCCGGCAGAAAGCCGGAAGTCCCCAAGGGCGTGCTGACCCACCTGGTGAGTCTCATCAGCGGCGCTGAACGGGTTGTGCTTGATATCCAGATGGCTCGCCTGGGCAGCCGTGTAGTTCAGCGAGATGGTCCAGTTGCCGGACGCAATCGGCTTCGCCTCGGTAGCCCACGGGACGAAGATCGTGTTCGCAGTGACGTGTAGGTCGTTGCCGGCGAAGCGGCCGGTATTGGTCCACCAGTGCTCCGGCCAGGGGTAGATCGATGCCATCAGCGGCTCCTGCGGACGATGACGGTCCCAGCCTTAGTGCCAGCCGGGACGGGGTCGTTGGGGCCGAGCACGAGGACGTTCGACGGCGTGCCGCCCTCGGCAGCCTCGCCCTTCTTGGCGAAGGTCTTGTCGCAGTGCTCGGCTGAGTAGACGCGCACCTCTGCGGTGGTGATAGCCATCAGATTCGTACCTCTCTGGAGTAGAGCCCGGACTGGCCGGGGATCGGGTGCATGTGCTTGATGGTGACGGTCCCGTCGCCGTTGTCCTGCACGTTGCGCATGAGGATGGAGCCGTCACCGACCGAGGTCCAGGCGTCGTAGACACCGTCGCCGGCCTTGAGCTCGGCGGGGACAGACAGAGGCAGAGGATCCGTGGTGATCGTCTTGACGCCCGCGGACACGGCCTGCTCGCCGCCGTCCGTGACGACCGAGAGCCGGCCGTAGCCGGACTCACCCATCTGGACGCCGTAGGAGCCCGCCCAGGGCGTGAACTTGAAGGACTTCAGGTGCATGGTCGTGGCAGGCATCGTCTCCCACCCACCCTTGCCGCGGAAGGCCCACAGGTTGATGTGCACGCGCTGGCTGCGCGGCACCGGAACCGAGTCGGTCAGCGTGCCGGAGTAGTAGCCGCCCTCAGCCGCGGGGGTGTTCCGCGCCCGCTCCTCAGTGAGGTGGCTCTCCCAGGTCTCCCACCTCACGGTCCCCGGAAGCCACGTCATGCGGACAGTGGCTCCCTTGCCGGAGGCCGTCCACACGCGGTCTTGCAGGTGGCGGCCCGAGTTCTCATCGCCCGGGTAGTAGGTGTACTTGCCCACCATGTCGGTGTAGCCCGACCAGTACGAGTCCTCGACGATGTCGATCTCCTGGTAGCCGGGCTGGGTGTCCTCCCAGTCGAAGGGGAAGATGCCCCACACGACGTTCTTGTGCAGGTCGCGCATCTTGGCGGGGGTGACGATTTCGTAGGACGCCTCGAAGGTGCCGTACCCCAGAGACTCGGCCGAGACGATCTCGGCCGAGTACGGTTCCCCGCCCACGACCGACGTCGAGATGTAGAGGGAACCGTCAGGCCGCTTGGTGATGGCCTGCGGGTTCCACTTCTGGTTGGCGGCAGGGCCTCCAGGGTGCCAGGCGTCGGTCCGCACCATCCAGTGCAGACCGAACGCCTCGACGGTCGGCTGACCATAGTCCTTGTAGAGCTCGATGTCAGGCACTTATCAGCTCTCCTTACGAATGATGACGGTGTCATTGAGAGTACCTGCCGGGACCGGGTCATTCGGTCCAAGCACGAGGAAGGGGTTCTTCGGTGCGGCACCGCCGCCGCCACCCTTCTTCAGCTCGGCGATCTGGGCCTTCAGGTCCTCGATCGTGAGCTCCAGCTCCAGCGTGCCTCGGATCCAGGCCGACGTCAGACGGATCAGCTGCTCCGACGGTGGGTTCGCGTAGGGGTTGCCCACGGGCTCCCACTGGCCGCCTCGGTTCGGATCCTCGACCAGGACGCCGTCGGTGATGTACAGGTGCCCGATGGGTAGGCTGTCCGCCTTCTCGAAGACCCGCTTGTAGTTGTCCTTCGTCACACCGTGCACGACGGCCCACCATCGGCTGGAGGGGTAGGCGCGCATGTGGTCCGGCAGGATCGGCGTATTGGGGTCCTCGGTGAGGAACTTGGAGGCGTCCTGCTCGAACATCATCGCCACGTCGAAGTCCAGGGCGCATACGTCCTGGCTCATGTTGGAGCCGGCGTTGACCACGATGAGGAAGCCCTTGCCGTACTCGGCACGGATCGAGTCGATCAGGTCCTTGTACCAGGCGACCCGCCCGGCCTGGGTGCCCCAGCCATTGATGGTCTCGTCCAGGAACACACCGCCGACGACCTCGCCGTACTGCTCGGTGAACTTGGCGATCTGACCGAGGATGTACTCCTTGGTGTACTTGTCCGGGTTCGGGACGCCGTTGCGGGCCGGATCATTGGAGGGGAGGCTGGCGACGCCATACTGGGTCTTGACATAGAAGACAGCGCGCTTGGCGCCGGAGCTCAGGGCGAGCTGAGCTTGCTTGCCGAAGTCGACGTTCTTCTCATCCCAGTTGCCGGAGTCCTTGTTCAGGATGACGATGCCGAGGGTGGAGCCGGCCTTGAGGGCCTTGGCCCACTTAGACGTTCCCTTAGCCTCGTTGTAGTAGTCCGGCCAGTAGTAGGTGACCGGGCTGGAGTAGCGGGTCCCGGCCTTGAAGGGGGACTGGTCGGCGATCAGGGCATTGATCTGCCCCTCGAGCGAGGTCAGCTCCTCCTTCTTGGCGTAGCCGGTCAGCTCGCCAGGGTCTCCGGCGGGGCCCTTCGGCCCTTCAGGCCCTCTCGGACCTTCGGGACCTCTCGGGCCCTCAGGGCCCGTTGGACCTGCTGCGCCGTCTGGGCCCCGGTTACCGTCCGGACCCTTAGCGCCTGCGGGGCCGGCCTTGCCCTCAGGACCGGCCTGCCCTCGCGGACCCTCCGGACCGGCAGGGCCAGCTGGTCCGGGGTCACCGTCAGGCCCCTTGTCGCCGCGAGGGCCTCTCTCACCGCCGGGACCCTTGGCGCCAGGCGTCTTCTTGAACGTCTCGAAGTCGCTCTTCGAGACATAGGTCGTCGCGGCCTCGGTCTTGGGGAGGGCGGCGTCAGCGACGCGCTTGGCCTCCGTGACGGCCTCGATAGTGGCGTAGGTGGCGGCCGCCTCGATCTTCGGCAGCGCGGCATCCGCCTTAGCGGAGATGGGGGACAGGGCGGACGTGCGAGCGTACTGGGCGAGCTCGGTCTTCAGGGCGTAGTCACCCAGCTGGGCCGTCTTGACGTAGCCGGACAGGTCCGGAATCTTCCCGTCCCCGGCGAGTTGAGCCTTCGTCAGCTCTTCCTTCGTGGCGTAGGTCGTGGCGGCGACGGCCTTGGGCAGGGCAGCGTCAGCCGTCTCCTTGATCGAGACCACCTCCCCGGCGAGAGAGGCGGGAGCGAAGGTCGAGGCGGCCTGAGTGGCGTAGGTGCGCAGCTCCTGCTTGGTGGAGTAGGTCTCCGTCAGATCGTTGCGGGTGATGAACTTGCCGTCGGCGTCTGCGACGTGCTGGCGGAAGTCGGCGGCCTTGGCGTAGGCCGTCTCGGCGTCTGAGGCGGTCAGGTAGGCGCTCAGGGACTCCTTGGTGGCATAGGTGCTGAGGTCCGGCTTGGCGGCCTCGACCTCACTCTTCGTGGCGTAAGTGGTCTGGGCAGCTGCCGTGGTGAGGTACGAGGAGAGCTCGGCCTTCGTAGCGGCCTCAGTGACCGAGGTGGACAGGGAGTCGACGCGGCCGGAGATCTCCTGGCGGGCCTTGACGGCATCGGCCTTCGTCTCGTAGGTGTCCCGAGCGTCCGTGGACGTGACGTAGTCGGTCAGGGAGCTCTTAGGGGCTGCGGAGTCGGCGGTGGCCTTGACCGAGTCGATGCGCTGACCGAGAGCAGTGTCCGCTGAGCTGACCTCAGCCTTCGTGGCCAGGTGGGACAGGTCCGGGGCCTCACCCTTGCCGCCGAGCTGGGCGTTGGCGAGGTCGCTCTTGGTGGCGTAGACGCCTGCGGCCTCAGTCTTGGGCAGGTAGTCGGCGAGGGACGCCTTCGTGGCGTAGGTCTCAGAGACGGCGGCAGCGGCGGTCTGGGCCGCGGTGGCGGCGGCCTCGGTGGTCTGGTAGGCGGTCAGGGCCTCGCGGGGAGCGGCTGCGTCGGCCTTGGCTGAGACCGAGGAGACGGTCGAAGAGAGCGAGTCGATTCGGGTGCCGAGAGCACCGTCGGCGGCCTGCATCTCGCTCTTGGTGGCGTAGGCCGAGAGGTCGGGAGCCTGGCCGCCACCTCCCAGCTGGGCCTGAGCCAGGGCTTCCTTCGTGGCGTAGGTCTGAGACGCCTCGGAGCGCGGAAGAGCCGCCTCGGCGGTTGCCGAGACGACATCGATGCGCTGCCCGAGGGCGGCGTCCCCCGAGGCCCGGGACTGTTCGGTGGCCAGCGCTGCGGCCGCCTGCTTGGTGAGGAATCGACTGTCAGCCCCTTCGCGGCTGTACCAGGTCAGGTCGGCCATTGCGGCTCTACCTCCAGGTGAGTACTCCATTGCCGAGGCTTATGACCTCAGATTCGTTGATAGCCTCTAGTGTAGTGGCATTGTCCACACTCCGGACTCCCCGAGCGCCCGGCTGAGGTTGCGGTGTGGGCGGTTGAGGCTGAGGAGTAGGCGGTTGCGGCGTCGGCAGATCCGTCAAGAGGTCAGACAAGTGCAAGATTTGACCGTCTGAGAGGTTACGGATTGTCCGAACATGCGCACCAAGGTCCCCAGGGATACTGAGATCTATCTCATAGTTTCCCGGCCGGATGGTCAGGTCCCCGCCTTCCGGCGTGACCAGACGTCCATCAGGGCCGATGCGTACCGACACCCGACCAGCGACGATGTCACGAGCCGGGAGAGGGGTCCCGAGAGCTGCGGGGGTGAAGCGAATCCGCCCCATACGGCCGAGGCCGTCGGGGCCGGTGACCCGTCCAGTGACAGTGACTGAGGCAGACATCAAGGCTCCTGACGTAACGGTATCGTCTCAGTCTTCACTCTATCAATACGAGAGTGCAATGACTGGACCTCCGCATATAGGTGAGACCGATCAGTGCGGGCGTCATTGCGCACGCCCTCGACCTGGTTTTCGATGCGAGCCATCCGGGCGTCGTGCTCCCGGTCCGAGGCCCGAAGCTCGTCCACCGCAGATGTCAGGTGAGCCAGGCCGTCGAGGACCTGGCCGAACTTGATGTCGAGGTCGTCCCGTAGGTTCTCGGTGTGGTTGTTGTGAACACCATCCGAGGCCGACTCCGCAGCGTTCGCCGCCCGCACCACGTGTGCGCTCATCCGGGTCATCCGCTCCTCCAGGCGCTGCTGTTGCTTGTTGATGGTGATCCGTAGCCAGGTGATGAGGGCCACCAGCAGGGCCGTCCCCGCCGCGACCGCGTCGGGCGAGGTGAGCACTGCGAGAACCGGGCCGGGGACGTGCCCTGCTGGTAGCACTAGACCGTCACCTCAGCCCGCGTGGCGCGGCGTGTAGCCGGGCGTGGAGGGGGTGTCGGTGGGGATGGCGCGGTCGGTCTCCGTCGGGGTGGCGAAGGACTTGAGGACCGAAGCCAGGGTCGCGGTGGCGGCGATGCCGAGGGACGACTTCCAGTCGAGATCGACGACTGAGGAGCCGATCACGATCGCCCCTAGGAGGGACTGGGCGAAGGTGGAGATGGACCTCTCCAGCAGGCCGGTCCAGAACGACTTTGAGGTGTACATCACTTGCTCTCCTTCAGGAACTTGCGGAAGGCGACTCGGAAGCCCTTGAACACGGGGGAGTCCATCGGCTGGCTGAGGGCGCGCTCCAGCTGAATCATGGTGGAGTTGGCGCGGTCGAAGCCGGTGCTCTCGCGGGCCTCGTTGGCGTCGTAACAGAGGCGGTCATAGAAGTCCGGCCACAGGAACGTGGGGTTCCCGAGGGCCTGCTTGTACGCCTCGGCGATGATGCCTTGAGGGTGCTGAGTCTGGACGCCGTCGCGCAGGATCGCGTACTCCTTGCCGCCGTTGCGCTCGGTGTAAATGAAGTGCATCCGTATCCTTCCATAGGTAAGGGCGAGGCCCGGGGGCCTCGCCCTTAGTCTATCCCTATGAGTGGATAGGTGGCTGAAGGTTCAGCCTTTCAGCCGGTCAGTTCGGGTCATGCATGAGCGCCCTGGAGTCGCCCCACGACCTGTTCAGCGCCTCCTGGAGCACCGCACAGGTGGCGGCGCCCCACTGACCGTCCACGAACTTCTCGAACGGCCAGTCAGGGGCGAAGCGGCGCCAGACGTCGGACTCCGGCACGCCCGGCACCCAGTTCCACAGAAGGTACTGGAGGACGCTGATGAGGTTCTGCGTCCACGCTCCGTCCTCGGGGAGCTGGTCAAGGCCCGTCAGGTGCTTGATGCTGGCCGAGGGGACTTGAGCGTTGAGGAACCTCACCAGGTGCATCACGGCCCACGGCTCGGGGTGACCCCACGTCCCCATGACGCGCTGGAAGCGCCTGGCGGTGGGCGGGTCCCAGATGCCGTTGACTCGGATGAGGCCATAGCCGTCGCGGGCCTGATAGGACGGGTCGTCCGCAGCCAGGGAGTCCCAGTCGACGTCGGTGCCTCGCGCGCGGTTCAGGTCCAAAGCCCCACCGTAGCCGGGGAGGTGACCATCCTCGGTGTACTGGTGAATGAAGGGGTGCCCCCAGTACGGGACGTCCGGGCTCTGAGGGTCGCCCCAGCCGTCGTACCGGTCGGAGTAGTAAGGGCCGCCGGCGAACCACAGAGGGTAGCGGGAGGCGACCGCCGACCAGTCGTAGCCGCGGACAGCCGAGCCGTTCATGTAGATGCCGGGCCGAGCGGTCGAGCGGGACTCGACGCCCTGAAG